AATTTCTATAGCCCTCCTAACAAGGAGGCATACTGGACCCAATACGGGTAGGGTTGTTGACATGAAGCAACGGGTGTGGCAAGGCTGCCACCGCAGTTACGAAGCCCCTCTAGTGGCGTCACTAGAGTCGTCTGCGAGTTGGTCTAAGGGCGCCGCCGCCCCGACCATGATGTGTTTGTGTTCTGCATCAGAACAGACTTCCGACCAAAGAAGTCCCCCCGTACCTTGTACCAAGGTTTGGAGTCAACGGCCTGTTTACGTCTGGGCCAGACATGGTGTTTGTGTCAAAGACTGTGCGTTGATCCAACTTGCCAAAAGTGGGCGTGCATACATGATGATCCATTTGTCGTGTGCACTTTTGGGGTTCTGATCGATTTCCTTATTGTAGTCATTAAAGGCTCCTTCCAAAGTGGGTCCCTAAGTTATTGTGGAGATAGTATCGCGTTCTACTGCGCAGTGTACTCACCCCTGGTGAACCATACGATTCACCGAACCTAAACAAGGGCATACTGTTCCTTGCTAGCCTGGGGTCCTGGATCAAGTCCAGGGACAATAAAATTTTACGGGTTCACATCCCTAAGCCCTCAGGCATCTTTAGATTGTAAAAGTTCCGATAACAATTTCCCTTGGGGATAATCGCCTAAACAAACAACCAACCGGATTGGTGGTCTTGGGGTTTGTACATGGGTAGTTTAACGTCTGCCCAGACATCCAACCTCCAGATTCCGTTCACCCATTAATTAATTGAATGGGATCCCATCTTTCCGTGGTTGGGGAGGAGTGCAATCTGCCCCCTGAGGGGCGCTCTAAGTCGAGCTGTTGTTGTAGGCTGAAACAAACATTGACATCGCAGTCGCGGTCGTCCCTGTGATCCCATAGGTGAGCACATCCCCACGTTGGAGACGCATTCGCCATGCCGACACCATCGTTGTTGCTGCCCCATTGGGCACAGCAACAATCGTATTGACTGGCGTCGAACCGGTGCTCGTGAAAGCATCGGCGGTAAGGACGGTACCCGTGATCTGGGTGGTGATGAGGAACTGACCGGAGGAAATCGCGGTCAGAGTGGTCCCCGAAGTGTATTCAAGGGGACCGGCACCAGAGATGGTCAAGGATGTACCAAAAGGACTAGCCGCAGAACCACCAACAGCAACCATCGAAGCCGATGCATAGCAGGGCTCCAATTGGGGGGTAATGAACGTGACGTCATAGTCTACGTACAATTCACCTTGCGTATTGGTGTTGGGTTGGCCTTGAGTGGCAACAAACAGGTTTCCAACATCATAGAGCTTGATGTCACTGCCAGTGGCCAAGGTTCCACGCCGAATGTACTGAGTCTTCATCCGTGAGAGATTGAGCTGCTTTGCTTTGTGGACAAAGTTCTCACTCGGGATTTTGGAAATAGACTCATCAAGGGACATGATGGTAACCTTGTTGGCAGGTGCAGGGTCAGACGCGTCATAGTCAACGCCAAGCATCACTTTCCCGGAAGTGAGGAACTCAGTCGTCTCACGACTGTACTGAAGTTCCAAACGGTTGAAATGGTAAGACTCATAGCGAGAAGCTATGGCTGACAACCAGGGAAATGTGCCGGCGAGACCGGGATTCAATGGAATCGTTTGAGAAGCGTAAGCAACTGATCCCACGATCTCCTGAAGATATTCGCGGTGTCGGACTCTGCATCCATCAGCTAACATTGTAATCTGTGCTTTGGACTGTTGTTGGAGCGTGCCACGCGGAGGGCGGGCAGATTTTGGGGCACTGGGTCCCTGACGACTCGCAGCTGCAGGCGTGACCCTGCGCTTTGAAGCGCCCTTCGCCCCAGCGGGGCGGGAATTGGCATTACTTGAAGATGCCATCGTACAAATAGACTTTGTATTGGATCCCTTGTGTCTTTCAAGCGACTGTTCATCGATAGAAACCTTAATTGTCCTCTGTAATTAAGGCGTAGCCGTGCAGTCTGTCGGCGTTTGGTCTTAGCACGTAAATGTTTACATCTGAAGCAACTATGAGACCAACCAGTCTTCTGTAGGTTGGGGTAGTTGCCAGAAAACGTTTTGGCTACTTTAATTCTATCAACCCAATTGTGAGTAGTTCGTGTAATCTCACGGGGTGGACACGGGGGGTAACCCGGTCATCGCGTCGAGGGCGCGGGCCTTAGGTCAAATGACACGCCGGATCAGTCACGAATCCCTCACTTTGTTGCGAGCGGGGGATGTAGGTTAGGTGGAGCTGCTTATAATGCTCCTCCATGGCAACCTGTTGACCGGGCGTAATGCCGAATGCTAGATAAAAGGAATATCTGGTGTCCTCGGTAGGCTGACGAAAGACGTTCTTCATCCCCATAGCCAGCATATCCATCCCTGTGATTGTGTTAGGCTGGTAGTTCTTAGGCAAGAAGCAACCGTCACCAAGGGTGGTATAGTACTGTCCATAAATCGGAACATCCCCTGCTAAGGCAAGGCCACATTGAGCGATAGCCGCCCTTCGAATCTTCCACTCCTTCTCGGTAGACAAGAAGCAGGTGTGTAGGAGGTCTTTGGTGAGGCAGGAGCGAGGGTCACGGACCATCCGATACTCTCCTGCAACCCTGACGGGATGACACTGACAGAAAATCAGTTCTTCCAAGACATCACACTGCCCGTCACGCTTCATCTGAAACCCAAACCTCAAAAACTCGGCTTCAAGATCATCGAGAAGGCGAACATGTTCGCGTTCCACAATGATAACACAGTCATCCCCGTCATCAACAAAAGCATATTTAATACCTTTGCGAGACATGTAAGAAAACACCATGAGGCACATCAAGATGACGTTTCCCATGGCTGTGTTCATGTCGCCACTACAGCGGCCACCACGTATCCGATACTTGATGGTCCCATCTGCGCAGCGAACACTGCCAATGTTGAGTAATTGCTGGGCCAGGAGCAATTGAAGGGAGCGAGTCCTCCGGTAGACTCTTCGATAGAGCTCATGTTCAACGTTTAAAGCATCTTCGCTGACATGCTGATCAAATCGCTTTGCATCGAGGGATATAGCAACTGGGTCACTGAACTGAGCCCATTTTCCCGCGATTAACTTTCCTCTTTCCTCCGCATTCAGTCCCTTGCATACAACCTGCTGTCCAAACAGTGTGTTGATAGCGTCATAGACCTTATGCTCAATGGGTTTTAGGTACCTTCCAAGTTCGACGTTGAATTTGGGATGTCTCGGCTGGATGATCCTGGGAGCCGGATTGGGTTTATCTGTGAGATTAATTTTCTCTGCCTTCACAAAAGATCTAAGCTCGCTGTCCTTCTTAAGAAGTCCACAGGTGTTGAGAGAGTCAACAGCAGCTTGGTAAATCTTTGCCTTTCGACCTCGATAGCACTTGACAAACTCATCCCTGGTAATGGGTGAGCAGTGGCCGATCAAACTGGCAAGTTGGATGACAAGAGGGGTGAGCATATCCCATAAATGGTTTGGCTCTGGAACAGGGGTCAGCCTAAAGCCGTCCCTCCCCTCAACAAAATAGACCCGCTCCAAAAGGGCACGTGCAGCGGTATAAACGTCGGAATTGTGACAACCAAACGTCACATTGGTACCCATTGGTGCCAATGTAGAGAGCCGTCTGGGTTTGGGTGCAGCCCCAGTTAACGTGAGCTTCATGTGGGCATCGCGATTGCTATCGGCATACTTCTGACGGATGTCAGAGATGCTCAATGTGGACACAGTCGAGATCCCGCTCACGTAACTCGGGCCCCATTAGTTCGAAGGCATTTGCACCATCGAAGAGGCCACTCGGCTCTCATAACGACGGTACTCAGTCTGATGGGACGCTCGGAACCAATCTGCTCGCAACTGGGCCTCTGTGGGGACAAAGACCAGCTCCAGAATCAATGGGAGATCACGTGAAATCCTGTCAGGACGGCACTCATGATTCTGCATGAATTTGACAACCCATGATCGGGCAGCCATTTCCGTGGCAGTTGTTCTTGGCGACCCACCAAACACGTTGCGTGCAGCGTTAGCCACATACGACGCGAAAACCATGGGGGGGGCCCGCTCGGCACCAACTAAGATCGTGGTGTCGTGCTCATCTTCAGCCACATCATAGTCCCGGATACGACACGGGTCATCAAGATGGGCAAGGACTTCCTCAGCATCAATATCGTTGACACTCGGGAAGAATTTCATCCTCAGATCGTGAATGAACTGGTGGGCCCGTGGCATACGGTACCCAGCAGGACGGTCGCGCAAGTCATAGGAATTCCAGCGGAGGTGAAGGTACTGTTGATAGATCTTGCAACCAAGATATGCCAAACAACAGGCAGCTCCAAACCAGATTCCAACCTTGACAGCAGATCGGAGGGGTGAGGTTGTCGACCCTGAGACAGAACGGGCAACAACAGATCCCACTTTAGTGGTGATCTCTTCTGCAAGGGCAGGCATCGGAGCAATGAGCTCCTGCATCTCGGCGGCTACCCGAGGAGTAAATGCATCTACGAGAAACCGGGGTGTGAGTCCGGAAACCGTGATGCGGCCCCTACCAATGACTATCTCCAAGGCCATTGGGCACGAAAAATTCTTACTTTTGAC